GGTGAAAATCCTGCAAATGTCCAGCCTGACGGTGATCTCCCGTTGCCTTATGGCCTGGGCCATCTGGGCCTCAGTAAGTAACAGATGCGTGATGTGGCGCGAAGCCTTAATGAAACCCTTGTTGAACTTGACGTAAACGAGATCCACCTCCTTAGCGACAAATGCATTCTTGAAAGTCAAGAATGAAGATATCGGTATGGAGCTGTCGAAGCGGTGCGAGTCACACGAGTAAAACCGCATGTACTTACCCGCATTCTCACTCTTCTGCAACTCGTCATAAAAGTGGGCAGGCATCACCGCAAGGTCTCCCTCCAAAAATAGGACCTGACCAAGACTAACACCGTCTTTATCCTTGGCCCCCTCGGTGATCAGAACCTTGTAGCAGTTCTTATAGTATAAGTCCGCCATAACGTCCTTGGGAGGGACGCCCAGCTGACTGTTTGCTTGCTGCTCGGCGAACCTAGGAATGCCCTCAACACGGGCTTTGGTCCTCACCTTGGGCTCCTTGGTGTTACTCTGCTCCTCGGGTTCCCTCAAACCGAACATATCGGCAAAGAGGCCCCAAACAGCAGACACCAAGCCCTTAACCACCTTAAGCATAAACTTGAAGGCGTGTGTCAGTAGGACCATGGAGGTAAAAGTGACAACACCTGCCACTACCTTCAACCATGCTGCATCCTTAGGACAGGAAATGCCAGTGGTATAGCACACTGTTGTGGCTATGTACGTTGGCAAGTTCTTGACACTGTCAGCAACCCAAGCGGCGAATGCCGTCACCCAAGACTTACGCTCCTCCTTGGCTTCCTCGAATTCCTTCATGAAAGCCACGGGATCAAACGGAGCCTCAAGCCCCGGTCCCACTGGTATGCAATCATCCTCACCTACTGGAGGTAGGATAATGACATTCCCTGTAGTAGCTGGGGCAGGCACGACTGGTTCCCCGACGATACGCCTCACAGCGGCGTACATACCTGATGGACTCAGTGCTTCAGTACCGCCATACTTGAGGGCGCCCTGTGAAACAGCCTCAGGCTCTTCACTAATTGGGTGTGAAGACGTCTCCGCAACATCCTTGGCCAAACCACTAGTGGCTTGCTTCGGAAGCTTGAGGGACTCAATCTTCTTCAACCAATGCGTGAAGTCCTCAACTTCCTCTTGGTGCGCCTTCTCCCTACCCTTCAGTTGATCCGCCACAATCATGGCCAATTGACCCAGATGGAAGCTGGATTCAACTGTAGGGCTTGGTTCAAGACCGTTGAAGTCGTGGTGTACAATACGCCACGCCTTCCACGGCATGCAGTTGATGACATCCAACTGCGTGGACTCATCCGTCAATGCCTCAACATTGGCCTTCCACTCCCTAGTCAGTTTCTCATAATCGAGAACAACTGTACCTGAAGGCGTAGTCAGCTTGTAGTCATCAGCCAAATAAACCCAATACCCATGCGCAATACGGCGCGTAACCGCCTCTGGAGCGGCTAACACACCGGCACACGCATCTCTGACATTGGCAACGTTGGTGGTACCAACGACCAGAGGAGAGTTAAAGTAAAACCTACCTTTACTCTCAACATCAGCATAGTTGAGGGGGAATGCGAAATTGCCAATGCTGCGTATGACAGTCATAGCTTCATTGTCTGGTGTGTTCGCATTCATTTTCAGCTGAAAGGCATCGTCCATGACGTAGGCCAGCTGTTGAATGTATCCATTCCAATAGTCGCTGATTCCCTTCTGCCAAAGCTGTTGAATAGCTTCACTTGCGGGAATCATATCTGCGAGCAGAAGAACGGAAAGTGCGAATGCTTTCAGAAGGGAGGTCTTACCAATGCCGGACCCTCCACCTAGCAAGGTGAAAATGGGTTGTTGCCTAAAGGCATCGGCGTTGTTCATCGCTCCCATATGAGGCTGAAGGCGTGCTGCAAGGCGATCTAGATACTTATCCAGATACACCCTGGCATATTGCGTACGCACCAATTGGCGCATACCAACACCCTCCTGCTGAACAATAGTGGCTGCTTTGAGCTCAGCCAGAGTGGGATTGCGTGCAACGCAGGTCTTCTCAAAGTCATCGACCTTAACAGACCAAGTGCGAAGCATCCTGTCGATTCGATCCGTCCACTCAACTTCCTCTTTGCCAAACATCTTGAGAACTGTATTGACCAGCTTCTCAGAGATCTTGATGAGGTTGTCGAATATGTGTGTAAAGCCCGTGGTTGATCGCTCAGCCACAGATGCTCTACGCATAATCTCACCGGCCATAGCCTGGGGATTTTTGGTTGGCACAGTGACCAAACACACAAGTGTAGACAGAAAGCCCAAGTCACTAGTACCGGCCTGTGCTTGTGGCTCGGAAGAGCGCACAAACCACTTGGAAATGCCGGACCATATCTTGGGAAAGAAATGGGCACCCACAATTGCGAGCACGCCCGCAACCACAATGTTGGATGGGATACACTTTGATAAAGTGTAAAGGAAAATGGCAGATGGTATAAGCCAAAAGGCCCGGGAGCACGACTTGGCTGCGTCAACAAAGCCAGTGAATACACTGGATATTTGCTCAACCAAGTTCCCGACCTGACTCCTGAGAGACTCAGGACCAGAACCATCCGCCGGTTTGCCGATAAAACCTGATACAGCATCTAGCACATCGGCAGTGCTCTCACCTGTCTT